TGCCGCTGCAGTTTTTGAAACATTCGGCAGTGTTGTCCTTGGCAAACTAAATCTTGCCATCAGCTTCTTTGACTTTATTGGAAGTGCACTGGGGACAGATTTTGCAAAGTATATTGCATCGCTTATTGCAATTAATAAGCTAATAAGCAATACCGACTTCTTTGGCATTAAAGGTATAGCTATTTGGGCTACACAAACCCGAGTAATTTTCAAACAACTAATTGGCGATGCAAAGTTATTTGTACAAGGGTTTAAGGATGCAGGAAACATTGAAAATATATTAGCGAATACACAATCTGCTTACGCCAAAGCTTTTGGGTTAGGAGTTAAGTCAGGAAATCCTGTATTAGAAAATGCAGCTCAGATAGACATACTTCAGCAAAAGTTAACGAGTCTAAACTCACTTCAGAAGCAGATGGCAACTGAAGGAGCTGACATTAGCGCAATGGCCCGCTACGGTAAAGAAATTGAAAACACAATTACCAAACTTGGAGAAGCGGAAGCTGCACAAAAAAAATTCACTATAGTACAACGTGCAAGTGGTGCTGTAAAAGGCTTCTTCGGAGTAAGCGCTGAGTTAAGTCAAGCAAAAGAAGCAGCTCGTCAAGCTTCTGTTATAGCGAGTGGAGCAGCATCTGCGCATATACTATCTGGGGCACTAGATTCCCTAGCCACGAAACTTGGAATGTCAAGGGAGCAACTTAATTCCTTTGGCGGTGCAGCTAGTGCGGCAGGCAAATCTCTACAAACATTCTTAACAACAACAGCACTTATCAATCTTACTTTTACTGCTGCTTCTTTGTTGATTTCAGCTGGTATTGCATACTGGCAGCAATACGAAGAGAAGATGCGTGCCGCTAGACTAGAAAGCTTACGCATGGCTGAAGTTAATAAGATTTTAGCGAGTGGTTGGAGTAGTGTAATCGAAGCTGCTAATGGCGGTGATATTGCCTCGATTAATAAGCTTGATGAAGCACGGTCTAGTGCTCAGTCGGCACTAAACATTCAGTTAGAAAAAAGGAATAAACTACAAGAACAAGACGCAGAGCTAAACGATAAAATATACGCCACAAGGCAGAGTATTGCACAATATGATAAAATATCCCGCGCTAGAACTGACACTTTAGACTTGACTGATCTGGATAGCCTAGAAAGAGCTGTCAGCGATTATGAGAAAAGACGAAAAGATGTTGCTGCGCAGCTTTTACAGGCTCAACGCGACACGTTAAAGGCGCGTGAAGCGATTCAGCTTCTGGATAGAGAACAAAAAGCACCTCAAGATTTCAAAATCTTGGCCGAACGGCGCAAAGATCTCGAAGAAAAAATAAAGCAAACAAGAGAAGAGTATAGCAAAGAAATTGCTGATAAAGAGTTTCAGTCAACCATAGAGCGCTTGAACCTTGAGCGCCAAGCCGCCAAAGAGCGAGTTCAGTTCGAGAAGTCAGCGATCACGGAACAGTACAACCTGCTAAGTGCAAATTCTTCGGATCAGGAATCCAAGTCCATTCAACAGTTATCAAAATACAAAGTCGCTCTTCTTGAAGCTGCAGATGCGGAAGCACAGCGTCGCAGCGACCTGGAGCAGAAGCAAATGCAGATGAAAAAAGCGATTGAAGATTACGCATTCAAGATGGCCAGGGAGCGCATCCGCCTAGAGAAGGAACTCGGAGGCTATCAAAAACAGATGGAACAGTACAAAAACAATATGACAGATATTAGGCTACAAAAAGAAGTCAACGCCGCTCGTCAAAGAGAAGCCTTGCTAGGTATAAATTACCAACCTGCAAATGCAGAACAACAACAAGCCTTTATCAATGCAAGTCAAGATCCAAGTGTGCGTATGGATCACCGGAAACTATATGCTTACTTGCAGATGATACCCAAAGATCAGCTCGGGGTTACATCGTTAGATGAGCCTTTAGTTGCATTTCAAAAGCTCTACTCATACTTGCTTCAATTAAAAGTCCGTAAAGGTATTACTGGGCTTGAAGGCGTTGCTGAATGGCAAGGACTGCCTCCAACAATTGTACCGGCACTTCTAAAAGAAGCAGAACGTAGATTCGGCACTGAAATGTGGTCAACCCCACGTAACCCTTCTGATGTAAAAGTCCCGAATCTCAACATTGATATTCCCGGCTACACAGCTCGTCTCGAGTCCGCAGACAAAATACTGCTGCAGGCCACCCGTGATCTGCAAGAATCACAAAGAATGAATGATACACAAAGAGTTCAGCAAATCCTTAATCAAGTAAAAGATCCTTCAACGCTGACTGATGTCCGCAATAGCTACGCATCGGAGCTCGACCGAGGACGTACTCAAGTCCGAAATTTGACAAAAGTCATTGGACAACTTGGTAACACAAGCTCGTTCCTATCACAAAAACTAGAAGAAGCTCAGCAAAGCGCCCGCGCCGCGATTCGAGGGGCGACGAGAGAGCTGGTCGCCCAAGGCAAAGTCACCGAGAGCGACGTCAACTACTTCGCCAACTTAATAACCAAAAATGAAGGCAAGTTTGATCAAAGAGCTCAATTGTTTTACAGCAAACTAGACGATACAACTCAAAAATACCTAGCAGCAATAATTGAAGGAATGGCAAATGCGACGAATCAAATTAAAAATAATGCCCCTACGGCTCAAAAGGTAGATCAACTTAATCAGTTCCAAGAAAGCCTAAGGGGCTCGTTCCCTGCAGACGCGGGAGCACGTCAGCAACCGATACGTGAGATGTTCAATCGGATTCTTGATGCGAAGAATCCTATTGACGAAATGTCTTCACTTGAGGATCGAATTAATCGAATTAAATCACAAGCCTCTTTGATGATTGAATCGCTTCGTGCCCAGTTCCCAGAAATCAGCAAAGAATTTAACAAAGAACTTACTGCAATGGGTGAGAATTGGGTCAAAAACATGACTCAAGTTGAAGTCACTCTTGAACCTGTGCGCGATAAGTTAAGAGCAGCTCTTGATCCGATAACCACACTGTTCAAAGAATGGCAAAAAGAAATTAAAAACACCCATGCAATGGTCGCAAGTCTTGCTCAAAGCGTGTCATCAGAGCTTAGTAATGCTATGTCTAGCGCAGTTACTGGTGTTTTGGAAGGTACTACTACCGTCAAAGACGCCTTTGCCAATATGTTCCGCAACATCGCCAAGTCATTTATTGACATGGCGATGCAGATGATTGCCAAAGCCCTAATTCTCAAAGTTCTTGGCATCTTCCTTCCTGGGTTGGGCCTGTCCACGCCCGAGACAACCGCTGCTCCCATCCTGGCGAATGGCTACCCCGCCCTCGCAGCAGCCAACGGCGGCGCCTTCAGCGCCAACGCTGAACTCAATCCTGTATTAACAATTGTGCCCGCAACTGTCAAATTAGCGTTCAAGGACACATCACCAGCGCTGACTACAGAACCTGTAAATGACGGCGAGGCAAGGGGCGCCTTGAGAGCAAGAGTGTTGG